GCCAGTTGAGCGAATCCCAACAACCAAACATCACAAACATGACAGGGAGATACCCACAATGCCCATCGACATCCCCGAAGACCGGAACAACGCCCCGACGACACCCGTGATGAAGCGCACGGCGATCGGCGAGCGCACCCGCCTCGCCATCGTCCGCTTCGAGCAGCGCCCGATCAAGAAAGACGGCGCCGACGTCATCAACCCCAAGACCGGCAAGCCCCGCCAGGAGCTCGTCGTGCACGGCCTCGCAATGGAGGGCACGACCGCACCGTGCGGCAAGGGCGACGACCAGTGGGTGCCTGCCGTTGGCACGCCGGTGCGCGTCATCCTCAAGGGCGCCGGGTTCGGTGCCTGGATCGAGGCGCGCAAGACCCACCGCAACGGCTCGATTCGTGTCGGCGACGAACTGCGCATCACCGCCGAGTACGCGCAGGCATACGACAGCGAGGGCGGCTTGCGCGGCGGCCAGATCACCGACCAAGCCGACGTCGTGGCGCTGCGCATGAAGGGCGTCACCCTCGGCTTCTACGGCCCGCTGAAGTTGGTCGAGGGCAGCGACGCTGCGTCGATCGCCGCCGCCGAGAAGGCGTACCTCGAGGCCACGGCCATCACACTCGACGCCCCGAAGGCGGCGACGTCGGCGCCCGCACCCGCCGAGGAGGCGTGGTGACCGCCGTCGACCATCCCCTCCGGCTCGCCGTCGGCTCGCATGAGGCGGGCAGCGGCATGGGCTGCGCCATGAACGTCATCTCGTGGGAGTCCGGCGACACCACCATCACCGACCTGCCGGCGTGCGCCGACTCGGTGTTGGCGCTGATTGTGCAGCGGGTGAACGACAGGATCTGCACGCATCGTGACGGCGACCTGTTGTGCCCGGCGTGCTCGGTGAAGGTGCTCGACCTGGCGCACCGCATAGTCGGCACCGGCACCCATCCGCTGACCGAGATGGAGCGTCAGCGGGTGTGGGTGCGGGTTGCCGCCGATCAGGCCCGGCAGGTGCTGCATCTGACGTCAGCGCCTGAGGCGTTGGCAGCGATCGAAGCGGCAGAAGGTTGGTGCGATGGGACGGTCACGGCCGAGCAGTGTCGCGCCGCCGCCGCCAACGCCTACGCCGCCTACGCCTACGCCGCCTACGCCGCCGCCGCCGCCTACGCCGCCGCCGACGCCGCCGCCTACGCCAACGCCGCCGCCAACGCCGCCGCCGCCAACGCCAACGCCGCCGCCAACGCCGCCAACGCCGCCGCCTACGCCTACGCCAACGCCTACGCCGCCAACGCCGCCGCCGAGCGCTTGCGGCTCGCCCACCGGGCCGTCGATGTGTGGTGCGAATGGGCAGGGTTCACGCCGACGGCACCGGAGCCGGTGATCGTCACCAAGGCGATCGAGCAGATGCTGCAGGTGGCCCAGTGATCGCCGTCGAGCACCTCGGCCAGGCGTTGCGCCTGCTCGAGGCCGAGGCGAGCGAGATCGAGCTCCGCATGACGTTCGTGCGTGCCGCCATAGAAGCGTTCGGCCTAGACGCCGACTCGCTGCTGATGGACCTCATCGCCGATGAGGAGCCGTTCCCGTGGGAGGAGAAGCAGGCGACCATGCGCATCGACGTGCTCGAGGCTGTCGTGCCGACTCCTTTCGGGTGGAACAACGACGCTCCCGAAACTGCGCAGCAGGACGACCCGGAACCGCCCTACGGCCGCACGCCGGAAGGCCGCTGGGACTGGCACATCGTCGCTCAGGAGATCGGCCAGGCCGACGCCGTTGGCGACCGGCGAGCGGTGTGGCTGACCTGCGTGTTTGACGTGCACCGCACCACCGCTCAGTGGATGGTGAAGCGCTGCCGCGAACAGGGCCTCATCGACGCCGAGCGGCCCGCCGTCAACCACCAGGCCGCCCGAGACGCAGCGGCGGCAGCACTGTGACCGGCGACTACCCGGTGGCCTTCGCCCACTCCGTGCACCACCTCGGTGCATGGGTGGTCGTCGGCCCGACCGGTGTGATCGCCTGCCCCGACCGTGCGACCGCCAACCGGATCAACGACCTGCTCGCCGAACACGGCATGGTCGGCGTGCCCGACAGCCTCGAAGGCGTGGAGTGGGCGCAGTGAGGTTCTCAATGGGGACATTGGCGCAGTTGATCCGCTCGGCGCACGCGTGGTCGTACGGCAACTTGCCCGACGAGCATCTGAAGGATGAGTACGTCGGGCCTGCGCCTTCAACTATCAGCAGTGCGGTGGGCATGTCGTGGCAAGACATATGCCAGTTCTCGTTGGCAGTTGATGCGTGGCAACGCGGCGAGTTGAGCAGCGTCGAGCTGGAGCAACTGTTTGTCGACCTTGTCCCATATTGGGCTGTCGAATATGCGTTTGCCATGACAAGGAAGGGGTGCAAGTGACCCTCACCATCGGCATCGACCCCGGCGTCGCCGGCGCCATCGCTGTCGTCAACGCCGCCAACGAGGTGCTCGTCTGGGACATGCCGACGATCGAGGTGCGCGGCAAGAAGCGCATTTCGGCCCGGCACCTGCGCGACCTGCTCGTCGACATCGGCCCGGCCGTGATGGTCGTCGTCGAGGACGTGCAGGGCGTGCAAGGTTCCGGCGCCACATCGGCGTTCTCGTTCGGCCGTGGCGTCGGTGCCATCGAAGGCGTGCTCGCCGGGCTCGACCGGCCCGTCACCTACGTCACGCCGCAACGGTGGACGAAAGACCTCGGCGTCGGCAGTGACAAGGGTGCGCACCGCCTGGCGGCGCAACGGCTGTGGCCGCTCGACGACCTGTTCGACCGGGTCAAGGACGACGGGCGGGCCGACGCTGCGCTGCTCGCTCACTGGTGGATGAGGGGGCTGGGGTGAAGCGCAAGGACGTACAACGCCTCGCCGCCGAACTCGTCGACGGCATCGAGCAGATGCGCCGCGACCTCGCCCTGCGGGATGCGCAGGTGCAGCAGTTGACCGCCGAGCGGGACGAGCTGCGGGCCGAGCGCGACGCCAAGACAGTCCCGCACGTCGTGAAGCCGAGGGGGCTGGAGTGACCCCCGACCCGACACCGATCCCGGCGACCGGCATCACCCGCGACGAACACGACGAACTCGTCGCCGTCAAGGGTCGGCCGCTCACCCAGGGACCGATCAGGCGGCGACGCCAAGTCGACGACGCCGCCGACCTCGGCGGCATGACCGTGCTCGACGGCGTGCTGGCCGAGCACTTGAGGAACGAGAAGAACAGGGAGGTTTCCCATGACCAAGGATGAGCTGTACCCCGTCATCGACGAGGTGCTGCACAAGTATTACCACCCGTACATGAATGCTGGTAGTTGGTGGATCTCCGTCTCAGAAGGCGACATCCAGTTGAACATCGACGAACTGGCCGAGGCGATGTCCGACGCCATCGTCGAGCGCATGGCGGGAGGCCCGTCGTGAGCGGTGACATCGTGGAGCGGCTGCAACAGGTGGCGTGGCTCGACCTCACTGCGTTGGGTGAAGTGGCCGACACGGCAGCAACTGCCATTGCCGAGATCGAGCGGCTGCGGGCCGCTGGCGATGCGCTGGCCGACAACCTTCACCGTCACGTTCTGGCATGTGGCGTGAACGATGGTCGTGAAGCGATGCGTGCCTGGCAGGAGGCCCGTCGTGGCTGACGACATCGTAGGCCGCTCAGAGTTTCGACCGCCTCGCTACGTGTTGGCTCGCGCCGTGCGGACCCGCCCTGGAGGTGACCCCAATCGTCGCGAAGACTGCGAGCACGGGTGGTACGCCACCTATCACACGACCGACGTTGTCGGGCCAGACCTGCACCTTGTCGGCCACATCCAGTGGGGGCGTGGCGCTCGTACGAGGGCACAGCAGGACGCATGCCGCCTGCAGCGCAGGTGGACGCACAGACTGCGCCGCTACACCGACACCCTCCACGCAGACAACATGCGGTACCGCATGGAGCGAGAGGCACTCACCAACGGTAGCGCCAGCGCCGCAGATGTGGGAGCCCAGCCGTGACTGAAGCAGTAGCCGAGGCAGTGGTAGTTGTTCTTGGAGTCATCACTGCGTGGTTCCTCGTGTTCGGTGGTCGTCATGAGCGGTGACGAGATGGATCGTCCTTGGATCGCGCCCAGCACCGTCTTCGTGGACGTGTTCCTTGATGTCGTGGCTGATGTCGACGCAACCCTCCTGCTTGGCCATATCGTCACTCGGCTTGATGCCCGATGCCCCGATCCTCGCCTGCGACCGTTCGCCTACTGGTCGTCGACCATGCATCAAACCAGCGACATGTTCACCCAAGGGCTTTCGCCCGTCCTTCGGGTATCTGTTCATTGGCCGAAACTGGAGGTCTGTACAGATGTGGGAGCCCAGCCGTGAGCGAACAGCACCAAATCGGGACTGTTCCCGCCGACTGGCGCCCCCTCGCTGCCTGCCGTGGGCTCGACCCGGCCCTGTTCTTCCCCAAGCGGGGCGACTCGTTCACCGCTCGCAACGCCCAGGCGGTGTGCGCCGCCTGTCCGGTGGCCGAGCAGTGCCTGGAGTTTGCCATCGAGGTCGGCGAGACAGAGGGCATCTGGGGCGGCCTGTCCGGTCGGCAGTTGCGGCAGGAGAGGCAGCGGCGGGCGGGTGGCCGCAAGGGACCGAAGCCGGGCACGACGCTCAAGCCGATCAACCACGGCACCGATGCGGGGTACAACGCCCACCGCTACCGAGGCGAACAGCCTTGCCAATCGTGCCGTGAGGCGCACGCCGCCTACAACGCCGAGCGGGAGCGCAAGCAGGGCAGGGCGGCATGAGTGGCCTCGCAACTCATGCGCCCGACTGGACCGATCATCGCAGGCAGCTTGACCTTGATCTGTTCTGTTCCGATGAACATGCCGAAGGCGGGCCGATCAAGGCGCGACAGTTGATCGTCGAGCTTTGCCCAGTGAGCCATGCAACGTCACTCGTCACGCTCTGGCACTCCCGCCTGCCGAACGTGCAGCGCGGCCCGTGGATGCACGCATTCAGAGCACACTGGAACGGCTACACCTACGGCGTGGCGCTGTGGCACAACCCATCAGCGCGCACCCTTCCGCAGCATTGGGTCGAGTTGCGACGAATGGCGGTTGCGCCTGATGCTCCGCACTGCACAGCGAGCCGAATGCTCGGCCGGATGGCGCAATGGTTCCGTACCAACAAGCCGAACTGTGAACGGTTGATCTCGTACCAAGACGCCGACGTCCACACGGGCACGATCTACTCGGCCGCTGGCTGGGATCGCGCCTACTACTCAAAGCCTCGGGTTCGCCAGCGGGACGGCTACTTGCGTCCAGGTAGCGGGCGCGAGTACCGCACCGCCATCAACGGGGCAGCGCCAGACCAGGCAGGGAAATGGCGCTGGGAACTTGCGCTGGACGTCAATCAAAGGGGTGCGGCATGAACTGGGCCGAACTGCGTGCGCAGCTCGCCTGCACCGACCGTGGCGACGAGATGTGCATCGACCCGTGGCGGCCGCAACACAAGCGGGCCCGGCAGGAACGTGAAGCGCTCACCATCTGCGCCGACTGCCAACACCTCGACCGGTGCCGAGCATGGGTGCTGCGCCAACCCGACGACCCGTCGCCGGTCATGGTCGTCGGCGGCATGACACCAGGGCAGCGGCGCAAGTACCGCCACGGCGGCGACGCCTGCGGGACCGCCGCCGGGTATTGGCGGCACCACCGCAACGGCGAGGAGGCGTGCCAGCCGTGCAAGACAGCAGTGAACGAGGCGCGACGGGACTACCGGGCGCGACGCAAGAACGAGGGAAGGGGAGCGGCGTGAGTGTCCAATACCTAGTCGGCGACACGCGAGAGCAGACCGCCACCATCGCAGACGGCAGCGTGTCACTGGTGGCGTGCTCGCCACCGTTCATCGCCCTACGGTCATACCTGCCCGCCGATCACCCGATGAAGCACGCCGAGATCGGTAGCGAACCCGACCCGGCGACGTTCCTCGACACGCTGCTGACACTGACCGCCGAGTGGGGCCGGGTGCTCGCACCGTGGGGCAGCATCGCCATTGAGCTTGGGGATACGTTCGCCGGTTCCGGTGGTGGAGGTGGCGACTACAACCCGGGCGGGCTGCGTGAAGGCCAGCAGGTGTTCAGCGGGAGTGCAGCCAAGCGGGCACGATTGGGCGGGGCAGACAACGACAGACCGGCGCGCTCTGGCCGTGGATCAACCTGGCCCCGCCCGAAGTGCCTCGCACTCGTGCCGCAGCTCTACGCCGCCAGCCTCGCCTACGGCCGCAACCTGCTCACCGGCGAACCGTCACCCGCCGGGCAGTGGCTGGTGCGCAACATGATCGTCTGGCATCGCCCGAACCCGGCGGTCGGCGCGTTGGGCGACAAGTACCGGCCGTCCACGTCGTACATCACCGTCGCCACCCGGTCACCGAAGCGGTGGTTCGACCTGACGGCGGTGCGTGCCCCGGGTCCCGATCCGAAGCCATCACAGCGAGGCGCTACCGAGTTCGAGCGCAACGGCGATCTCGGCAAGGCACGAAACGGCACAGTCGGCATGGACCGAAACCCCGCTGGTGCCCCGCCGCTCGACGCCTGGTTCGACGAGCACGACACCTGGACGATGACCACGCAGCCGTCGAGCCTCGCCCACTACGCCATGTGGCCGGCGAAACTGGCCGAGCGGCTGGTGCTGTCGATGTGCCCGGCCGAGGTGTGCAACGTGTGCGGCGAGCCGCGGCGGCGGGTTGAGCGCATGGACTACATCAAACTCCAGGCGACGAACAACCAGACCGAGCGGGTGGGTCACGTCGGTGTCAACGGCGCGGGCGCTGACCCGACGTTCAAGCATGGACGCGCCAACTCGTCGCCCGTCACTCTCGGCTGGACCGACTGCGGCCACGACAACTACCGGCCCGGCGTCGTACTCGACCCGTTCGCAGGCACCGGCACCACCCTCGCTGTTGCTGACTGCCACGGCCGCGACGCCATCGGCATCGACATCGACGAACGCAACCACGCCCTCTACCCATCCAGGTACGCCGAGGTGCGCAAAGCACTGTTCGGCACCCGGCCGGAGACACCCGGCCAACTCGACCTGTTCGGGGGTGCAGCGTGAGTGAGCAGATCCGCAGATCCCTGTCCGGTTTTGCTGACGCCGCCCTTAGGGTCACCAGTGCGTTACCCGAAAACCAGATGGCCCCCGCACCGCTTGCGACGGTCGGGGGCCTGGATCACGTCATGGAAGGACGTAACCAATGAGCACTGTACCTGACGCTGTCGTCGACGACGAAGCGGTGGCCCCCTGATGGCCCACTACGCACTCGTCGAGGGCGAGCTCGTCGCCGCAACGGAACTCGGGATGAGGGGCCGCTGCTACAAGGGCTGCCTGATGATCGCGAAGCCCGGCAACGGCCAGGTCGTTTCGCACTGGGCGCACGAGCCAGGCAGCGACTGCCCCGTCGCCGACACCGAGAACAGCGAAGGCGACTGGCACAAGGAAGTGAAGATGCTGTTCGAACACTTCGGCGCCCAGCCCGAGGTGCCCGGCTACATCGCCGCCAACGGCCGCTTGCATCGCGCCGACGTCGTCCTGGCCGACGGCCGGGTCGTCGAGGCGCAGACGAAGGTGATGTCCGAGGAGGCGATCACGTCACGCGAAGCGACCTACGGCGACATGTGCTGGATCTACGACGCCAGGTACGCGCACGAGTGGTTCAACATCACGAACCCGAGCGCGCCGCACGTGTTCCGCTGGGCGATGCCCCGGCGCGCCCTGCTGGCGCACCAGCGACCGATCTACCTGGACTGCGGCACCGACGGCGTGTGGCGTCTCGACGCGATGAAGCGGGACTGCACCGAACGGCCGACGGCCTACTCGGGCTGGCGCACGCGCGTCGCCTCCGACCTGCTCGAGTTCGTGAAGGTGGTCAGTGCCGGTGCCGTGTTCGGCGCCCCGCCGCTGATGCAGACCGTCGGTGAACGTCACCAGGCCAAGCGGTTCGCTGCGCAACTGATGGACGTCGAAACGTGGATGAGTTTGCATCAGACGTGCCATCGGCCGGCGGTGGAGTGGGCCACCAAGGAACTGCACCAGGGTCGGCACGAGGAGCGTCTGCGTGACGCAAGGCTTGAGGTCGAACAGGCTCAGCGCCTTGAGATGGAGATGCAGGCAGCAAGGCTTGAGGAAGAACAGGCCAGCCGCCTCAAGATGGAGGTCCGGGCAAGGCTCGAAGCCGCACAGCATCGCCGCCTGGAGATAGAGAGGCTGGCCAGGGTCGATCTGGTCGCAACGATCACGCCGCTTCCGGCGGCCGACTTCACCGACTGGTCGAAGCTGCAGGGAATGCGCTGCTCTTGCGGCGACTGCACGTCGACCCGCTGGGGCGACCGCGGTGGCTGCAAGTCCGACTGCGTCCCGTGCGCACTGATGAACGGAACGGTGCACACCTCGCACCGACAGAACAAGGCGAATGCAGCATGACCACACTCGATCACGCACTCTGGTACGCCGCCAACGGTTGGCGAGTCGTGCCGATCCCCACCGGCTACAAGTACCCCAAGGGCATCGCCGAATGGGAGACGAAGGCCACCACCGACCCCGAGCGGATTCGGCGCTACTACGCCGCCAACCCGACCCACGGCGTCGGTATCGCCACCGGGCCAGCCTCGGGCCTGTTCGTCATCGACATCGACCCGCGCGACGGTGGCGACGATTCGCTGGTGGCGCTCGAGGCCCGGTACGGCCGACTGCCCGACACCGTCGAAGCGATCACGGGTGGCAACGGTCGCCACATCTACCTTCGCTGGCCGGAGACGGGCGAGATCCACAACTCGGCGAGCGGCGTGCTCGGCGTCGGCATCGACGTGCGTGGCATCAACGGCCAGGTCTTGGCCGCCCCGACGATCCACCCCACCACCGGCCAGGCCTACCAGTGGGACATCGAGCACGACCCGATGTCGGGCCAGGCCGTCGCCGACGCACCGCAGTGGCTGATCGACCTGCTGCAGGCCCCGGTCGGCAACAACGAAGCCCGGCGCGAGCGGATCGCCCGCATCGACGGCGAGATGAAGCCCGGCGACATCTGGGCGCAGAACACCACCTGGGCCGACGAACTCACCAGGTACGGGGCGACGCTGCACTCGCAGCACACCGACAGCGGTGGCGGCTACTACGAGCTATGGACCCGGCCGGGCAAGAGCCCGAAGGACGGCGCATCGGCGAGCCTGTACTACGGCGGCACCGAATGCCTCAAGGTGTTCTCGTCGAACTGGGCACCGTTCACCGCCACCGAGATGGTCACCCTGTGGGGCTTTCATGTGGCGATGGAGCACGGCGGCGACTTCTACCAGGCCGCCAAGGAGCACGGCGAGAAGCAGCGCATCGACCTCGGCGACCCGTTCACCGACCCCAGGGCCGAAGTCGAGGGCCGACGCCCGCGGCGCGGGATCGTGCACAACGGCCGCCAGCACGACGAGGTCGTCGCCGAAGCGATGCTCGCCCTGCAGGAAGCCAACGACCCGCCGGCCGTGTTCGTTCGCGCCGGGCAGTTGTGCCGGCTGCGCCAAGACGAAGATGACCGGCCGCTCATCGAAGCGTTGCGCCCCGAGCACGTCAGGCTGCAACTCGCCCACGCCGCCAACTGGTACCGGGTCAACAAGGACGGCGACCATTCGAGCACGTCACCGCCGGGCGATGTGGCGGCGTCCATCGTTGCCTCGGGCGCGTGGGACATGCCTGCCCTTGCCGGTGTCGTCGAACTGCCGGTGCTACGCCCCGACGGCACGTTCCAGATCGGCCACGGCTACGACGGCTCGACCCGGCTGTTCCACTGGCACCGAGGCAAGCCGTACCCGGGCGTGAGCGACGAACCGACGGCCGCGGAACTCGCCGCGGCAGTGGCGCTGATCGACGAGACGCTGTGCGACTTCCCGTGGGACTCGACCGCCGACCGGGCCAATGCTTGGGCGCTGTTCCTGACGCCGCTGGTGCGAGCCATCGTCGGCCAGGTGCCGATGGCGCTCGTCGACGCACCAGAGCCGGGCACCGGCAAGGGGCTGCTGGTCAAGGTGGCGGCGATCATCACCATCGGCCGGGCCGCTGCGCTGATGGCGTGGCCGACCGGCGACGAAGAGCTGGAGAAGAAGGTCACGGCTGCACTCATGGCGGGATCGACGATGCTGATCTTCGACAACGTCGAGGGCGTCATCAAGAGCCCCACGCTCGCCGCGGTGCTCACCGCGGACTCATGGCAGGGCCGAGTGCTCGGCCGATCCGAGATGGTGACCGTGCCGAACCGGGCGACCTGGGCCTGCACGGGCAACAACATCGACGTCGGCGGCGACCTCGCACGACGCTGCTACCGCATCCGGCTCGACGCCCGCCAGGCGTCGCCGTGGCTGCGTACCGGCTTCAAGCACGCCGACCTCGGTGGCTGGGTGAGCGACAACCGTGGCGAACTGCTGCATGCGCTGTGCACCATCATCCGGTCATGGTGGGTGGCTGGTCGGCCGATGGCGACCAACGCACCAGCGATGGGCGACTACTCGCGCTGGGTGCGCACCGTCGGCGGCATCCTCGATCACGCCGGGGTGAAGGACTTCCTCGGCAACCTTGCCGACTTCCACGCATCGGCCGACCGTGAAGCGGGGGCATGGGAAGCGTTCCTCGGCGCCTGGTTCGATCAGGTCGGCGAGGAGTCGCTCAGCGTCGGCGACCTGGTGGCCAAGATGCGCGACCCGTACACCGGGGACCGCATCCTCGAGTCGCTTCCCGACGAACTCGCGGGGGAGTGGGGCAAGGGATCGTTCACTCAGCGGCTCGGCCAGGCGCTCCGCAAGCGCACCGGACGGCACTACGGGGCGAGCGGGATGCACCTTGTCGAGATGCCTCGCGACCGGCGACGAGTCGTCATCTACTCGGTGACGAAGCGTTCGGTCGCCATGCAGAGCGCGGGGCTTGCTGAAGCCCCGCGCGAGGGCGACGCTGTGAGCAGGGATGACGCGAAAGACGCGGGGCTTGCGGGGCTTGAACCCCCTACCCCACGCGAAAAAAGTTATCCACAGGGTGGCGTGAGCGCTGCGCCAGAAATTGTCGGCCAGCGTGGCGAAACAGCCCCGCAAGCCCCGCAGCCCCGCGCGGACGACCTCGGTCGCGAAACGGTCGGCCAGCGAGGCGAAACAGCCCCGCAGCCCCGCGCAGCCGCCTCGCCCGTCCCATCGATGGATCACTTCTGACGATGAACCGCTTACCGCTGTCCCCACCTCTGACGATGAAAGGCCAACCCATGACCCGCACCCGTATCGACGTCCAACTCGCTGCAGCCGCCACCCTGCTCGACCGCCTGGCGTCGTCGTACCCGTCGGCGCTCGGCCACCTCGCCCGCGAGCTGCTCGTGCTTGACGGTATGCCCGACCACACTAGCGGCGCCGGTATCACCCGTGGCGCCGGCAGCGACGTCGAGGCGCTCACCGCCGTCGAGCGGGTCGCCGCCAGCCGGGTGCACTTCTCGACCGAGCTTGACACGTTGCGCGAGGACGCCCAAGCGGTCATTGAGATGATCGGCGCCTTGGCGCACATGATCGACCGGGCCATCGGCCTGCGTGCGCCGATCGCTGTGTCACGGTGTCGCGATTCGCTGCCCGGCCGTGACGGCGGCATGGAGTGGGGCGACCCGACCTGCGAGGAGATCCCGGCGAAGGCTGGGCTGTGCTCGGCGTGCTACCAGCGTGAGCGGCGCTGGCGCATCGGTCAGGGGCTGGCAGTTCGGGACGTCGTCGATGCTCGATGAAACCTGGCCGCTGACCTGCGTCGATGTTGGACAATGAAACCAGGAACCTGTAGTCTTGGTGTAAGTCGCCCGTCGTGTGCAGCAGCACCGGCGGGCGTTGCCGTTGTCGGGGCCATGCATCGGTCTTGCATGCATACATGCATGACCATGCAGCCGCCATGCATGAAGGGGAGGGGGCGGGGCGTTCACGCACGCGAAACGCCTGCTAGAGCACCCCGCCGCTTCTCGTCTCTCTCTCCGAGGCTCACCGGGGGTGCATGATCGGTGCATGAACATGCATGAATGCATGCATGGAGGTGCATGACGATGCCCGCGAAGGACCGCAGCCACTACGCCGGGTCGTACGACAAGCGCGCCCGCCTGGTCCGCGAGCGGGCCTACGCCGATCTCGGCACCCGCTGTTGGCGGTGCGGTCGCACACTGGCCGAGGAGCAGCGCCTGGTGCCGTGGAAGCGGGTCACCTGGCACGCCGGCCACACGGTCGACGGCGACAACTCGGCGCCGCTGATGCCTGAGCACTCGACCTGCAACCAGCGGGCCGGTGCGATGGCGGGCAATCTGGCCCGCAACCCGAAGGGAACTCGCTGGTGGTGACCGACGACGATCGCCGCCTACGCCTGGAGCGGCTGCGTGACCAGCTCACCGCTGCGATCGAGGCGTGCAGCGACAACATGCTCCCGCAACTGGCAGGGCAGTTGCGGGCGACGCTGGCCGATCTGGCGGCGTTGCCGGAGCCCGTCGAGAGGCAGTCACTCACCGATGAGCTCAAGCAGCGTCGTGCAGCGCGTCGGCGCTCAGCGGCCGAGACTCCAGTACCTGCCTCCGGGTCAGGTCAGTAGCGCCGGACAGGACGCTGTCGACTTCGCCGCTGCGTGCGGCCTGGTGCTCGACGACTGGCAGGCGTGGTGCTTGGACAAGATGTTGGGCGAGGACGCAGCGGGTCGGGCGTTGGCCACGACGGTGCTGCTGATCCTGCCCCGCCAGAACGGCAAGAACGCCGTGCTCGAGGCGCTGGAACTCTATGCCTTCTACGTGCTTGACGAGCCTCGCATCCTGCACACGGCTCACCTGGCCAAGACGGCCGCCGATCACATGCAGCGCATGGTGGCGCTGGTGCGGTCGAACCCCGACCTCGACGAAGTCACGCACGCCTACTTCGCCAACGGCAAAGAGGCGTTGCAGCGTCGGGACACCGGCGCCCGGCTGGAGTTCATCACCCGCGGCCGCAAGACGGCCCGTGGTGGTTCGCCGACTCGGGTGGTGTTCGACGAGGCGCTGTTCCTGCTTGATGAGCAGGTGCAGTCGATCCTTCCGGCGATGTCGGCGCAGTCGATGCGTGCCGACCCGCCGCAACTGATCTACACGTCGTCGGGCCCGTTGCCGGAGTCGGTGGTGCTACACCGCCTGCGCCGTCAGGGCATGGCCGGCGAGTCGCCCCGAATGTTCTTCGCCGAGTGGTCGTGCGAGGTCGGCACCGACCTGCGTGACCGTGACGGCTGGTACGAAGCGAATCCGGGTCTTGGTATCCGTATTGGTGAGGACTGGATCGCCGGTACCGAGCTGGTGCAGATGTCGCCCGAAGGGTTCGCCCTCGAGCGGCTCGGCATCGTGGTCGCCGACGACGGTGCGCACGCACATCTTCCCGGCTGGGAGGCGTGTCGTGCATCGAAGTCGAAGTTGGACAAGCCGCCGACGTCGGTGGCGGTGGCGGTCGGGCCTGGCGGCCAGTGGTCGTCGGTGGCTGCTGTCGGTGCATGCGCCGACGGTCTGCCGTACGTCGAGCTGATCCGGCGGGAGCCGGGCACTGCGTGGCTCGTTGCCGAGGTGCAGGCCGCTCACCAGGCGGTCGGCGTGCCGATCGTGATCGACCCCAGGTCGCCGTCGGTGGGTGTTATCGACGAGATCAAGCGTGCCGGTGTGCCGGTCACCGAGGCGACCACGGCCGACTATCTGCGCTCATGCGCTGCCCTGCAGGACGCCGTCGGCAACGCCAAGGTGCGCCATTTCGGTGACCAACCGCTCGACGCTGCCGTGGTCGGCGCCGACATCCGCTCCGTCGGTGAGGCGTGGGCCTGGTCGCAGAAGGCGTCGACGGTGGACATCACACCGCTCGTCGCCGCGACGCTCGCTCTCGGCGCATGGAACGCACCGGCTGCCCCCGAATCCGAGGCATGGGCCTCGCTGATCGACCTGTGAGGTGACGATGGACAAGCGCATCACCTCGGCAGTGGAGATCGCTTCGGCGGCCGCGCTGGTCATCGGCGCTGCGATGGTTGCCGGTGCTGCTGGCTGGATCGTCGGCGGCATGCTCGGCATGGTGTTCGCTTGGCGGGCTGGGCTGTGAGTCTGCTGTTCCGCACCCGCAAGCCCGCCGAGGTCGAGGCCGAGCGCAGCCAGATCAGCTTCGCCGAGTACACCAAGCTCATCGAGCCGTGGCTGCCGTGGTTCTCGCAGCAGCCGAAGTCTCGCGAGCACACCGAGCGCACCCTGACAGGCATGACCCGCCAGGCGTACGGCACCTCGGGTGTGGTGTTCGCGTGCGCAGCGGTGCGCATGCAGGTGTTCAGCGAGGTGACGTTCCGCTGGCAGGATCTTGCCAGCCGCCGACTGTTCGGCAACGCCGAGCTGTCGCCACTGGAGTCGCCGTGGCCGGGTGCTGCGACCGACGACCTGCTGGCACGCATGGAGCAGGACACGGCGATCTGCGGCAACTCGTACTGGATCAGCGCCGGGTCGCTGGTGCGCACGGACGGCCTGCAGTTGCAGCGCCTGCGCCCGGAGTGCGTGACGATCATGCTCGAGCCGGTCGAGCACCGCTTCGGTGGTGTGATCGGGATGCGCAAGGCGGGCTACGTCTACGCCGAGGACGACAAGAGCGAGCCGGTGCTGCTCGACCTGGAGGAGGTGGCGCACTTCGCGCCGCTGCCCGATCCTCGGGCCCAGTTCCGGGGCATGTCGTGGTTGTCGGCGGTGCTGCCCGACGTGGACATCGACACGTCGATGCAAGACTTCAAGCAGTCGTTCCTCGACAACCAGGCGACGCCGAACCTCGTTATCTCGTTCGATCCGTCGGTGTCGCCGGAGACGTTCAAGCGGCTGACAGAGGTGATCCGGTCGAAGGCGGCGGGCACGGCGAACGCCGGCAAGACGCTCGCCCTCGGCGGCGGTGCCGACGTGAAGGTCGTCGGCTCCAACTTCGAGCAGCTCGCCATCAAGGCGGTGCAGGGTGCGGGCGAGACCCGGATCGCTGCTGCTGCTGGCGTGCCGCCGGTGATCGTCGGCCTCAGCGAAGGCCTGTCCGGTTCCTCGCTGAACGAGGGCAACTACGGCCAGGCGCGCCGCCGGTTCGCCGATGGAACGATGCGCCCGAACTGGCGCAGTGCTGCGACCGCTCTGGCGACGCTGGTGCGCCCGCCTGCGGGTGCACGGCTGTGGTTCGACGCTTCCGATGTGGCGTTCTTGCAGGAGGATGTCGCCGACGATGCGGCGATTCGTGAGGCTCATGCCCGCACGATTCGCCAACTGGTCGACGCTGGTTTCACGCCGTCGGCGGCGGTGTCGGCGGCGGTCGACGGCAACTTCGACGGTCTCGCTGCGGCTCATTCGGGCCTGTTCAGTGTGCAGTTGCAGCCTCCCGGGTCGGGCGATCAGCCTGCCCGTTCGGAGATGCTGGTGCCGCTCGTCGAGGAGCGCACCACGGCGCCGGAGATGCACTTCCATCTGCCCGACTCGATC